TACACTGCTCTCATATAATCTTTTCTGTTGAGTAACTCGACTCGCATACGCTTCAAGCTATCTTCGTATTCTTTCAATGCAAACTGTGCTGTCTGTGTATCGGAACGAAACATGTACGTATAGTACTTTGCTCGTGATACTATTACAGGCTCAAATCTGGTAGGTATGATACTTGTATCTGTTGATGCAGACAAAGCAGTGTTCGTTACATAGTAATCAAACTCAAGAGTCCTGTTGCTTGTATCAGGTATAGGTGTGAGTCCGATCTCATTGTTGTACGTTGTGTAAACATATTCGGGATCACCAAACTTATTTACATCTGCTTTAGAATCTCGCTCCCTAAACCGTTCTGTGTATTCTTCAAACGAAAGATACCTTAGTGGAACAGGATTTAAATTCTCGCTAAGAGTTACAAGCTTTACAAATGCAGCACTTCCTGCAGCTTCTGTAAAACTAACGAAGTGTGTTGTTGCTGTCGCTGTAAAAGTTGTTTCTGTAAGTAAGACTTCGTTACCACTTGCTATGGTCAGTGTACTAGACTTTGTTTGTGCTCCACCTGCACTCGTTCCAACTTCAAGAGTTAAAGTAGCTCCACTTGTTTGTGTTAGTATAGTATACGAACGTCCTACGATTAGATCTGATATTTCTTGAGTTGCTTCGGCACTTGTAAGCAAAAGTGTGTTGCCAAATTTTGTACTTGCAGCAGGAGAACCACTCACTGTTGTCCATCCTGCTATGCTTGAAGTGCCATCTACTTCATACGTGCCGTTAGTAATGTAATTCTTCGGCTGCAGAAACATGTTGTCATAGTCTACATACTTCAATGTGGTTGCTATGGAAGCATGACTGTAAAGAGCTTTACCTGCAATTACATCTACAGAACCCTGTGCGTGAGTAAAAGGCCAGTTCAAATCAGAGTTGATGATATCAGCTATTGCACGGTTGATATAATCCTTTACAGTAGTTTGAACACCGCGTGATGAAGCAAACGTGGCAGAAGTTAGTTCGACTTCGTTCATGTCGCGCAGAACTAAATTCGTTAGTTGTAGGTACGTACTAGCCATCTGATTTGTTGCCTTTTAACTTAAATCGTTTTATGCCGCCCGGTAGATCCCTAACTCTTACAAGTTCATCTCTAGTGTAGACAACTCTACGTGGCGTGTGTCTTACTAATCGTTTAGGTCGAGTACTTGTCTGTGCTTTTTCCAAAACCAGTTTCCAATCGCAGTAAAGGGCTTACCGCAATATAGTAAACCCCAACCTAAGTACTTAACGAAATAACGTCGAATACGTGTCATCTTCATACATCTCCAAAGCTTCCATCTTGCCTTGCGCTTCATCCCAATCTTTAAGAGCCTTATCAATTTCGGCAAGCAGATCTGGATGTTCGCCAATTGCTGCTGGGTTGTTAAAATAATTGTTGATAATGTATTCAGCACTCTTCTTTTGTCCTTCGTACCTGTGTTTTAAAGCGTCAATTGCAAGTTGTTTCATAGTAGTCCCTTTCAGACTAATTATATACTAAAAATGTAATTTAGTCAAGTTATTTAGGTAGGAAGACAATGAAAGCAAAAAACAAACCTGCTCCTATTGCTATGACAAGACTGATTAAAGCGGACTGTTTCAATCCTTCTAAAAACTCTTCGTGATCACGTCGTGCTTGTATTCGGGCTTGTTTTTCAACTTCTTTTGCTTGTTGTATGCGTCGTGCCCGTTCGTCAACTATGCTTTGCCATGTGCCCGGACCAAATCGAAAGTCAATAATGGTACGCATTTCTTGTAATTTTTCTTGGGCTAGTTTGGCATCTATTACATCTTGTGCAACAGAACTTATACCAAACTGATCTCCCATACCAACGCCAGACTTCTTAGCCCGTTGTTGTTGTAATTGTTTTTCACCAGTTAAGAGATTGTCAATGTGCCCTGCAATCTCTCCAACGTCGTTCGCTGTTCCAATTGCAGATTTAATTCCATCGACTGCGCTCTTTACAAGCGCGATACCTGCAAGAGTTTCTGCGATCATTAGTTATCCTCGTCGGTTGGTTAGGTTTCATTTTGTTTCTGTACTACGTATGGCACCGCGTGGTTGAATTTTGCCGCCATACATCTTTTGAGATCGACGATAGTCTGCGTATGTATTTTTATTATCAAAGTAATTAGGCAGTTCCATGCCTTGCTCTTTGTATATATCCTTAATATTGCTTATATTATTTTCGTAATAGTTCCTGTGCATACGAGCAGGAGCACTTGGTGGAAACGGTTTGGCTATATCTTTTATTGGTTCAGGTTTCTTTTCTCGTTTAGGGCTAATCTGACTTAGCCTTGAATCATACATAGTTGCCATCTAAAATTCTCCTGTTCTCATAGCTTCTGAAAGTATGACAGCCCGTCGGCCTACCTGTCGTGCCCAACGAGAATCCATCATTTCCATACCTGCAATGTCATATTTCTGCTCTTCTACTGCAGACCACATCTTCTTGAACTTGCACAAACGAGGCACTCCCATGTTGAACGCCATGTCCATAACGATCAATTGACGAACGGCATCCAAATCTTCTACACACTTGTGAACTCTGCACAGTTCGTTTTCTACAATCTTGATATCATTGAGAGCAAGGTATCGTGCATCAGCCTCTGTTATGCCATGTTCATAAATAGCATCCATGTTTGGTATGTCCATGTAGTCTAACTCTTCTTTACTAATCCCTCTGTCTTTTAGGTTACGACCTATGCCTACAGTGTCTATGCCAAGCGTATCTTGATACACAGTTAGAACCATACCCTCATGTTCGATAAGCTTATCCAAGAAGTGTGACGTATTATACTTCATAATTTTATGCCCTTCCCACGGATGATTAACAGTGTTCTCCATCTTGAACATAGACATTATACTTCCATAGCCCCTATGATGCCGCACTTGTATTCAACAGATGCCCACGAACCATCTTTTGGAATGTCTTCATATATTTGTTTATAACGACGACACTCATTCTCTTTATCAAACCATTGCACAGTTTGATTGAAGCACTGACCGCCGGGTGTACAAACAGTAAGCACCAATGCCCAGATTATTACGTTCATTAGTCGTTCTTCCTGCTCCTGTTTTCCTGACCCATCCATATACCGAATATACCAGTCATCACACCCATGATAACTGAAACAAACGCACTTTGTTGCATGGTAGGGTCAGGAATATTCATAAACCATTCAGCGCATCGCCAAGACATTGCTATACTCGCAATCATTGTGAGACGAGCAATAGCATTGTATTCAATTACGGCTTTTAACCATTGTCTCATCTTGAACGGCGACGACCACGATTACCCATTCTTGCCCTAGCACTATTTGTTCTTTGCCTACTAGCACCTGCCGCAGTCCGCGCTATTCTACGGCGTCTTAAACCTGTGCCTGTATCTGATACTTTAGGTCTACGTTTTTTAGGTCTTTGTGGGTCTACTTGAAGTCTTGGTTTATACTTTTTAGGCATCACACGTCCACCTGTATCTGTTGGTTTCGGCCCACGAATTGATGGACGAACCTTTTTAGGAACTTTACGACCGCCTGTATCTGTTGGTTTTGGTGGACGAACCTTTTTTGTGGGCAACTTCATGCCGCCGCCTGTTTTACCAGCTATGGCTTTTATCATTTTACTTCTCCCTATTTCTTTCCAAAGAATTTCGTTGCCGCTCTCGTTCCAAAGCTTGCAGCAACAATCGTGCCCAAGCTGTACTGGTACCATTGAGGCATTTGCTCCAATTGTTGAAATCCACGAGATACAATATCTTCCATTCCCGGTATAAAAGCTAATATTAAAGGTATACTAAATAGAATAGTCAGCCATTCGTCTTTCCAACTGGACGCTGAAGCATCAGCCATCTTCAAGTCCCAGTCTATTTCACCCGTAGCTTTCTTTTGCATAACGACAGCCTCTGCTTCTGCTTTGGCTACTCGTGTTTTTGCTTGGGCTTTCTTTTCTTCGACCTTACCATTCAACCAAGTTCCGGCTAGGTCTGCTATCGGACCGACAAGTAGATTTAGCATTTCCACCTCTTTCGTGCTTGACGCAAACGGCTATTCGGATCTTTTGCCGCTTTGGGAAACTTTTTCATCTGCCCAGCAGAACGAGCACAAAATGATTTACGCCGTTTAGCTGCTTTGCTCCCCGGCTTTACCTTGCCTGTTACAGCAGTTTTAAGTTTGCTGCCGGGATTCTTTTTTCGATAAGCAGCAACACCAGCCCTAGTCATTCCCGCACCAGACTTCGTTGGACGAAAGTTCTTCTTGTTACGGGCTGGCATGTTATCTGCTTTACGAGCCATTACTTTTTCCTAGCTGTCTGTGATGCACGTTTAAAGTTGGCTTTGCTTGGCGCACCCCTACTTCCGGGTCTACGCATGGTTTCTCCACTGCCAGCTTTTATCCTGCGTTTTTTAGCAGCTATGTTGGCGTACAATCCGGGTCTAGCCATAACTACGCCTTAACTAACTTGTAGCCTTTAGCTTTGGCTGCAGAACGAATTGATGCAAGAGTCATTGCTCCACCACGCTTGCCACCTTTAGCCATGCCTTTGGCTTTCATCTTACCACCTTTAGCCATGCCTTTGGCTTTCATCATTTTGCCGCCGCGCTTCATGCCTTTAGCTTTCATCATCTTCTTCATCGTCGCTCTCCGCATATAAATTGTCGAATACCCGTGCTGTATCTTCTACATAGTTTGGGTCTTGTTTAGAATGGTGAACCCACTGACTAGGAGTGAAGTCCGGGGGGCCATCGCCCGTTACAAACCAAGCAGGGTTTGTTACCCTTACTCTATTATTGGGCAGTGCAACTATATTGCCTGTCCACTCACCAGCATCCATCAATTCTAGCACGTGGCTTTGTTTGTGTTGGGCTGGATCATCTGCTACTTCAGTATCTGTGTAGTCGATTGTAAAGTAGTATTTTGCTGGAAAGAACTCCCCGTCTATCTTAGCCAACCACGGGCAGGGAGTAGCTCTATTCAAAACAAACACCGAATGGTGGTGTGATTGACAATCCCACGGTTGAGCCAAGTAAGTTGGCATTGGTGTAGGCCACTCTTCAAAGGGTGTATCACCTACAAGGGCTGTCAAGGGCATTCGTGCCCACATAGCCCCACCGTGTACGTTTTCTTCTTCATCGTATCCGGTAAACATTACTTGGAATGATAGTGTCTTCATGGGCAGTGTGGTAACAGCTATTACCATTGCGTGAAGAAACTCACCTTGATATCGATCAAAATTGGTGGTATATTCTCTGCGTACCCAAGCTTTAAAGTATGGTACGTTACTTGTGATATAATTCATAAAGCATCTCCTTTGATGCCACTATGCCTTATATTTTGCTTTACGTCCACTAGATCTTTTTCTTCCTGATGCAGTAACAGACCATTTAACTGATTTTGGTCCCGTCTTTTTAGCTGCTTCTTTCTTGCTTATGCGACCAGCTACTTTGGCTGGTCTGCAAGCAGGGTATGGACGTTTACCTTTTTCTTTACCAGAGCGACCGCATTTCTTGCCAGTCTTTACATCTCGCCAGTCTTCATTGAACCATTTTGTAAGACCGCCCTGTGGTTTGCCCATTAGTAAGTGCCACCACGTTTCTTATACGTTCTAACTAACCAAGCGTTTGCATATGCGCTTGGATATACATCGAACTTGCGTTTAGCCTCTGCCTTTACCCGTGCATACAATGCCTTGTTTTTGGGGGTAGGACTTCCAGACTTTTTCTTTGGTGTGGCTTTTTTTCTAGGTGCCATTATGTATTTACCCCCGGCAAAGGTTATTGCTTATAACATAAAAT